ACTTGTTGGAAGCCGGAGACTTTGATCCTGTAGAGAAGTTGATTAAAGACGCAGTGCAGATCAGCTTGCAAAAGGACATGGGTACTGATTACTTTGCAAACCCCGCAGACCGTATTAACAAATATTTTAACTCAGGTGGGCAAGTAAGCACAGGTTGGCCACAGCTGGATCGTTTGTTATACGGTGGATTTAGCCGTGGTGAACTAAACATCTTTGCAGGTGGCTCAGGATCAGGTAAGTCGTTGGTTATGATGAACATTGCACTGAGCTGGTTGCAGCAAGGTCTAAGTGGTGTTTACATATCCTTAGAATTGTCAGAAGAACTGTGTAGCTTGAGAACTGATGCTATGTTAACTTCAACAGGCACTAAAGATATCCGTAAAGATATCGACAGCACAGCATTAAAAGTATCAATGACTGGCAAGAAGTCTGGCCAATACCGTGTCAAGGCACTACCTGCACAAAGCAACGTTAATGATATTCGCAGTTATATCAAGGAAGTGCAAATCCAAACTGGTATTAAGATTGACTTTGTTATGGTCGACTATTTGGACTTGTGTATGCCAGTAAGTGCAAAAGTTAGCCCCAATGACTTGTTTGTTAAAGACAAGTATGTTTCGGAAGAATTGCGTAACTTGGCTAAAGAACTGAATGTACTGTTTGTTACTGCATCGCAATTGAACCGTGGAGCTGTTGACGAAGTTGAATTTGATCATAGTCACATTTCGGGCGGTATCTCTAAGATTAACACTGCTGACAACGTGTTTGGTATCTTTACTAGTCGTGCTATGAAAGAACGTGGCAAGTATCAAATCCAGTGTATGAAGTCGCGTAGTTCTACAGGTGTTGGTATGAAGATTGACCTCGAATACAACATTGAAACTATGCGTATCACTGATCCGGGCATTGACGAAAGCGGTAATGCAGGTGGGCCACCAAAGGCGTTTAGCATCATGAATCAGATTAAAAATAAGGCTGCTACTCCAGCAGCAGATGATGCAGAAGGCGGACCAGCTAAGTTTGAACGTGCTACAGGTACTCCGGCGTGGGAACAAGGCCCCAAGGTAAGTGGGGAAGTGCAAAGTTCTAAGCTCAAAAATATGCTCGCAGGTTTGAAGAAGGCTGAGTAAATCCAGTTCTCGTTAATCACACATAAATATAACTAAATCGGAGCAAAATTTTGCGTAAACAAACCCGTAGTATCTTAGAAGAACTTTCTAGCATTAGTGTGCAACGCGATAAGGAAAGCCTTATCGAAAGCCGTGCTAGCAATGTTATTGCTGGAGCAATTAATCTAATGAATTACATCAAGGAACATTACGATGCTGAAACAGCAGACGAGCTAGAACGCCGTTTGCTAAACAGTATCCGCAGCCAAGATCCCGCAAAGTTTACACGCAAAGTTCGTAGCCTTCGAGAAAATACTAACAAATAATCGGAGAATACTGTGAAAATTAACGAGTTTATTGCTGAGAGCGAGCAGCTTGACGAACTAAGTTGGAAAGACGT